TGGCGGGACGCGCACGCACACCGTCGTTCGCGGAGATACGCTGTGGGCGCTGGCAAGTACCTATCTCGGAAGTGGGAGCCGCTACAAGGAGATCATGCGCCTGAATGGCCTGACTTCTGAGATCATCCATGTCGGGCAGGTGTTGAAGATGCCTGCCAAATAAGAGAGGAAGACGTTTATGGAACTGACGCTCAATATTTCGGCCATCGTCGCCATCATCGGCGCGCTGACCGTACTGACCAACATCATCGTGGAGGTCCTGAAACGGGCCACGTGGGAGAAGATGCCCACGAACCTGCTGGCGATCATCGTCGCCATGGTGCTGACGCTGGTGGCCTTCTTCGGGTATATGGCCTTCATGGGCTACGCCGTCATGTGGTATTACGTTGCCGCCGCCGTTGTGGTGGGCTTCGCGGTGGCCTACGCTGCCATGTTCGGCTTCGACAAGCTGAAAGAAGCGCTCGGTCAGATCAAGAAAAATAACGAATAAGTGAGAAATCCCCCGGCGGAGGTCCAGAGAACGGACATCTGCCGGGGGATTTTTGTTTAGGCGCGCCTGCTCAGGTACAGCACGTGCGAGATATAATATTCCAGAGTGAAATCGCTGTCCGCTGCGACGTTCTGCTCCATGGCTTCACGCATCGCGGCGGCGGTGCTGCCGTCGAAGTCGTCCATGGTGAACAGGTCCACAATGCCGGGGCACACGATCTGCTCCTGGCACACCTCCTTGAAGCGGAAGGCAAGCTCCGTGCGCTCCTGCTCCCCTCGCATCAGCCCGGCAATCAGGCAGGCCCGGAGGGTACGGCGGAAGTCTTCGGAGTTGCACAGCTCACGCATGGGGTAGCCCGCGAGAAAGTCGAGGCGGCGGAATGGAACATCATAGCTTGCGAAGATGGTGTGGGTCTTGCCGGAGGGGTGAACATAGCCCCACCGACTGTCATAGTCACGGTATGCGGCGACGGCTCCGGGGTAGTCCGGCTCCTTCAAAGCCAGCGTGGCCCGGTGGATAGCCTCGGACAGGCTGACGCCGTGGGCCGCGATCAGCGCGGAACCGGAGGCGGTCAACTCCAACAGCCTGCGGCTGGGGCTGATACGGAAGCCGTCGGCCAGAAGCCGGGCGGCCTGCTGCTCCTTGGTGCCGCCGACCGAAAGGCCGCGCTTGCGCAGAAGCTCCTTCATGGCGTCCTTCGTGTAGAGCACGGAAAGCGTCTGCCCTGCGTCCGCGTTCTGCACGAAGCCACGTCGGACCAGAACGCGCCGGACCTCTGCCTTACTGCCGAAGTCTGAGGCGTCCAGCACATCCGGCGTGAATGGGCGTGAGCGCTGTGGGTCCATGAAGCGGATGGTGTAGAAAACCGCCCTGGGGTCGCGGTGCTCGCCTGCCGCGATCTCTGAAAAGGCCGGAAGCACGGCGGGATACAGCAGATCGGCGGTGTGTGGGACGCTGCCGGAGCTGTTGACACGCGCCGGGGGCTTACGAAATGAGAATAGGCCCATGTTCTCCCCTCCACATTTTTTATATTTTTGCGCATTTATGGGATATTACCATAAGAATATCAGAGAATATGGTAAAGTCAAATAAAATATGGGAATATCACATAGCGAGGAGAGGCGAACACTTGAAGATCATCAATCTGGACGGACGGCGAAATGTATCTGGCGAGCGGGTCCGGCAAATGAGAACGAAGAAGCGTATGACACAGGCGGACTTGGCGGCGAAGGTGCAGACCACGGGCGTTATCCTGGAACAGGACGCCATAAGCCGCATCGAAAGTGGGAGCCGCATGGTGCAGGACTACGAGCTGCGCGCCCTGGCGGAGGTGCTGGGCGTCACCTCGGACTGGTTGATGGACGAGGAAGAAAAATAATTATGCCGTAGGCTTAAAGCCTACGGCATTTCTTTTTGCGGCGCTCTGAGCGCTTGACATTCTGCGCTTTTATGGGTTATTATCCCCGAAAAAAGAAGGGAGTGCCCACAATGAGCAGCGAAAAAGGACGGAGATTTTCCCATCTGCGGTGGAAGGACCGGCTGAAAATTGAAAGAATGTTGAAGGAAGGCCACAAGGTAAAGGAGATCGCGGCGGCGCTGCACGTGGACAGCACCACCATCTACCGGGAGATCAAGCGCGGAAAGACGGTCCAGCGCACGACGGAGCTGATCGACCGGGAAATCTACTGCCCGGACGTAGCGGAGAACAAGTACCGGGCCAACCTCGCGGCCAAGGGTCCGGCGCTGAAACTGGGCAACGACTACAAACTGGCGGCATACATCGAGCAGAAGATCGTGGAGGAACGGTATTCGCCGGAGGCGGTCCTGTTGAAGATCAAGGAGGAGCGGCTGACCTTCTCCGTGACGCTCTCCAAGTGGACGCTGTATTCCTACATCACCAAGGGCGTGTTCCTGGGCGTGACGAACAAGAACCTGCCGCGCAAGGGGAAGAAGAAAAACAAGGGGTATCGGAAGGTCCGGGCCGCGCACCTTCCACAGGGCGACAGCATCGAAGACCGCCCGGAGGAGATCGCGGAACGAGCGATGCCCGGAGACTGGGAGATGGACACGGTGGTATCCTGCAAGAAGGACGCGGCCCGGCTTCTGGTGCTGACGGAGCGGATGTTCCGACAGGAGATCATCATAAAAATGCCGGACGGCACTACTCAGAGCGTCGTCCGGTCGCTGGACAGGCTGGAAAGGAAGCTGGGGTCGCGGCTGTTCCGTCGGATATTCCGCACGATCACCGTGGACAATGGCAGCGAGTTCGCAGACTGCGAGGGCATGGAGCGGTCGTGCCTGACAAAGCGGGCGCGGACGCACATATACTATTGCCATCCGTACAGCGCCTTCGAGCGCGGCAGCAACGAGAACGCGAACATCCTTATTCGGCGGTGGCTCCCGAAAGGGACGAAGCTCTCCGAGGTATCGCAGGCGGAGATCAAGCAAATCCAAATCTGGATGAACAACTACCCAAGGATGGTTTTAGGCGGGCGCTGTGCGAACACGGCGCTGGCCGAGTGGATGGCGGCGGAGGGCGTGCTGCTCCCGTTCGTTCATATTTAAGAGAAAAACGCACGCATAACACACGGAAATAGCACGGAAATAACACGATAAAGCATAGGCTACCGGCGGGACTTTGGCGGGTGGCCTTTTCGTGCTGCCCAAAATGCACAAAATAACGCAGAATAGTTTGTTGAAAAAGCACGGCATTTTTTGCTTGACTTTTTCATGGTCCCATAGTAAATTAAATGCAGAAAAAAGTTTAACGCTTTTTTCTGCATTATTTTTTTATCTATTTCAGGGCTTGAAATGGGAGAAACGAGGTGACGAATGGTGAAGAAGCTGACGCTTGAGGACCGCAGAAAGATTGAACAGATGTGGAAGGACAACGCCTCCCCCTTAAAGATCGCCGCCGAGCTGGGTATCAGCCAGTGCACCGTGTACACGGAATTGAAGCGCGGGCAGGAGACCGACGAGCGGACCGGCGAGATGGTCCTGGACCATAACTTCCGCCCGGAGTACAAGGCCGAGCGGGGCGAAAAGACCTACCAAAGCAATCTGCGCAAGCGTGGCCGCCGTCCGAAGGCCGCGCCGAGCATGAAAGGAGCCTAAAGAAATGACCAACTTTGAAAAGATCACGCAGTCCCCGGAAGCGCTGGGCGAGTTTCTTTCTTCGCTCTCTATGCTGGAAGGACCGTGGGACGAGGAGTTCCAGAGAAATTATTGCGCTGGATGCGGGCGCGTGAATTGCGATGCCGGAAGGGGCTGCCCCTACAAGAAACAACGGAACAGCCCGGCATGGTGGCTGAGATTGGAGGCGAAGACGGATGCGGGCCAGTAAAGCGGACAAGTTCTATATGGGTATGCTGCTGGCGATCATCTGCTTCTGCTTCGGCCTGCTCCACATCATGGACGAGGCAGACGCCCGCCGGGCGGCGGAGCGGGAGACGCTGAACGTCGCCGAGCCTCCGGCCATCGTGGCCCCGGCCTTTCAGCCGGTCCAGACGGTCTACTTCGAGCCGGACCCGGAACCGGAGGAACCGGCGGCGGAGATGTTCACATTCAGAGAGGACGTGCCCCTGAGTGCGGAACTGCAGGAAGTCTTGTGGGACGCCTGCCAGGAACACAAGGTCGAGTACGCGCTGGCCATGGGCCTCATTGAAACGGAGAGCAGCTTCAACCCGGAGGCGGTGAGCTGTGTCGGCTGCTACGGCCTGATGCAACTCAATCCCGACTACTTCCCCGCTGATCTATCACCGGCGGAGAACATTCAGTACGGCGTGGCTTTCATCGCTGAAAAGCTGGACCAGTACGCCGGGAACGTCGGCGCGGCCCTGACGGCCTACAACGCCGGGCACGACACGGGGAACCGTGAGTATGCCGAGAAGGTCATGGCGGCGGCGGAAAGGTGGAGAACGGAATGAAACTGCTGATCGGCGGAAGCCCTTGTACCCATTGGAGCATCGCACAGACCAAGAACCGCGAGACCGAGGCCAGCGGCATCGGCTGGGAGCTGTTCCTGAATTACCGCATCGCCCGCGATAAATACAGGCCGGACTATTTCCTCTATGAGAACAACAAATCCATGTCCTCCGCAATCCGGGCACAGATTACGGCGGAGCTGGGCGTGGAACCCGTGCTTATCAACTCCGCGCTGGTGAGCGCGCAGAACCGCCAACGGCTCTACTGGGCCGGGAAGCGCAACCCCGACGGTACATACAGTCAAGTGCCGGTCGAGCTGCCGGAGGACCGGGGCATCCTGCTTCGGGATATTTTGGAGACTGGCTTCCCGCTGCGCGAGAAGGGATATGCGCTCTTGACAGGGCATGACGCAACTGCGGAAGATGCTATCGCTCATAGGCGGCGGAACGCCGTGGCGGAGCCAGTCAAGATTAAGCCGCTGTCTGAAAAAGAGATGGAATACATGGTGCGCGAGACCAAGGACGGGCGCAACCATTTTGACTTCGACTATTTTCACGACGCCACTAAGGACAAGAGCGCCTGCGTGACAGCGAACACGCACAAGGGCGTCCCCTATAACGTACTGGCGGAGCCGGTGCGCATCGGGACCATCGAGAATGACGCGAAGAACCCGGACCACGATAGCCAGCAGTACCGCGTCTATTCACCGGACGGAAAGAGCGTGACGCTCTGCGGCAACGGCGGAGGGCTGGGAGCCAAGACGGGCCTTTATGCAACGCCGGTCGCTCCTCCCATGCAGGTGAACGAGGCGACGAAGCTGGGGTACACAGTCATTCAGCCGGGCGAGTGTGTGGACCTTGCCATGCCGCAGAGCAAGACGCGGCGGGGCCGGGCCATGAAGGACAAGACGAATTGCCTGACGACCTCGTGCGATTTTTACGAATACTGCGGGACCCTGGACGCGCAGATCTATCAGGTGCGCGGCGGAATGATCACAGTCAAAGGCAAAGAGTACCCTATCAAGCTGAGGGACGGCTGCTACATCATCCGCAAGCTGACGGTCCGCGAGTGTATGCGCCTTCAAACGGTGCCGGAGACCTATGTTTTCCCTGTAAGCCCCAGCCAAGCCTACAAGATGCTCGGCAACGGCTGGACTGTGGATGTGATTGCGCACATCATGGGCCACTTCGAGGGGCTGACGGCGGGGCCGGTGAAAGTCCTGTCTATGTACGATGGCATGAGCTGTGGGCATATCGCCCTGGACAAGCTGGGCGTAGAGATCGCCAGCTACCACGCCACAGAGATCGACAAGTTCGCCATTCAAACCACGCAGGCGAATTTCCCTGATGTGGTGCAGCTCGGAGACGCCTTTCAGGTCCGGGAAGATAGCTGGACCTATGCAGGACTTACCGGCGGGACCCCGGAGGCGGCGGAATGAAGCGCACGGTAAAAGCGGACTACTCCCGCACGTGCGAGGGCTGCCGCTTCCTCATTACGGAGCCGTGGCTGAAAGATGTTCCATCCTTCCGCTGCGGCGCAGATGGACGATGCAAGGGGTACATCGTCGGAATTGAACGGCTCCTGCCCTACATTCCGGCCTGGTGCCCGCAGATGGACCAGAATTGAAAAGGAGGCGCACATGAAAAAGGCCGTGCTTATCAGCATCCGCCCGGAGTGGTGTCAAAAGATCGCATCCGGCGAAAAGACCATCGAGGTCAGAAAGAACCGGCCCAAGCTGGCCCCGCCCTTCAAGTGCTATATCTACTGCACACGAGATAAGCACCTCGCATTTATGCAGAACCAGACGGGCGCAAACCTGATAGCCTGCATGGACGCGGAGACGGCAATCCCGGTCGGCGGCTTCATGGGGAACGGAAAAATCATCGGCGAGTTTATGTGCAAGGGCTTTATCCCATTCAGCAACGGTCGCCCGTGCTTTGTGGCAGGGACGCCGGAGGAGATCGAGCGGATGGCCTGTCTGACGCGCAAAGAAATATGGGAGTACGCGCCGCAAGGCAATCCCATCGGCTGGCGTATCACCGATTTGGTGATTTACGACGCGCCGCGTGAGCTGAGTGAGTTTACTGGACTTCGGACAGAAGAAAACGGCTTTGAACTGCGGACGCTTGAACGCCCGCCGCAAAGCTGGTGCTATGTGGAGGAACACCATGACTTATGAAAGAGCTGCTGAGATTTTAGACCCGGAGCACCGGGAGACATACGAGAGCCTTGAAATCGTGGACGAGGCTTGCCGGATGGGCCGGGAGGCTCTGTTCCGGCGAATGCCAGGATTGCCGTACCCGGACGGGGACGAAAGCATACTGGCCTGCCCGAACTGTGAGAGCGGCGAATATCTCTACAACGAGGACGGGAGCCGATGCTGCTTCTGTGGCTGGTGCGGACAGGCCATCGACTGGAACACGAAGGCCGCCAAGGCGGCAGGCAAGATGAAGCCCGTGCTGAAATATCCGGGGAGCAAGTGGCGGCTGGCTGACTGGATTGTATCCCTCATGCCGCCGCACAAGAGCTACTTGGAACCGTTCTTCGGGAGCGGGGCCGTGTTCTTCAAAAAGTCGCCGAGCCGTATCGAGACCATCAACGACCTGGACGGTGAGATCATCAACCTGTTCCGCTGTATCCGGGAACAGCCGGAGGAGCTGATGCGGGCCGTGGCCTGCACGCCGTACAGCCGGGGCGAGTATGAACAGGCGTGGGACCATTTCAAGGCGGGAGGACAGGTCCGACCGGACGGCATCGAAGCCGCCCGGCTGACGCTGGTACGCTACTGGCAGGCCCACGGGAGCACCGTTGTTTACAAGGGCGGTTGGAAAAATGACCGTGCCGGGCGCGAGTACGCCTACGATGTGCGCTACTGGCGGCAGCTCCCGGAGCGTATCGCCGCCGTGGCGGAACGCCTGAAAGATGCGCAGATCGAGCAGTCCCCAGCGGTCGATGCGATCAGGCGCTTCCGTCACCCGGACGTGCTGATCTACGCGGACCCGCCTTATATGCTGCATACGCGCAAGGGCAAGCAATACATCGTGGAGATGGCGGAGGAGGCCCAGCACATCGAGCTTCTGGACGCATTGAAGGAACATCCGGGGCCGGTCATTTTGTCCGGCTATGACAACGACCTGTACAACGAACACCTGCAGGGGTGGAAAAAGCTGCACCGGCGGGCGCAGGCGGAAGGCGGCGCGGTAAGAACGGAAACGGTGTGGCTGAATTACGTACCGGAAACGGGAGGAAAAGCGTATGAAACTGTGTGATAGGTGCCGGGTATCCGGCTGCCTGCTGACCTACGGCGGGAAAGCCTGCCGGGAGGCCAGAAAGCAGGAGTGCCCGGACGTGGTGTTCACCCGTGCGGACAAGATCAGGGAGATGGACGACGAGGAGCTGGCCGTAGTCATTATGTGCCCGCACGACGGGGACGAGGACAGCTGTAAGGGGTCGCCGGATGCACAGACGTGCATCAAGTGCTGTCTGGAATGGCTCCGGGAACCGGCGGAGGTGCTGTGATGGACGAGAAAGTGATCTATTCATGCGTGGACCAAGAGCACAACACCTGGAACTGCCGGGGATGCGGGTACATCGAGACCTTCGAGGCAGACGGGCCGGTGGAAAACGGCTGGAACTTCTGCCCTGGCTGCGGCCATGAGATCGAGGTGGAAGCGGTCAGCCCGTGTCCCTTCGACAACGGGAACTGTATGTGCCAGTTTTGCGAGGCTCAGTGCAACAACGGTCTGAACTGCTCGGACTGCCGCTGCGAGGGAAAACCTGTGCACGACATCCACCTCTGCACGGGCTTCGTCGGAGACATCACCCAGTACATTCGGAACTGGATGCGCCATCACGGCGGGAAGGCTGATACCTGAGCGCGTGAGCGGCACATACCTATATAAATTAAAGGAGGACAAGCACATGAGCGAATTGACGCTGCGATTTGGGGAGGCCCGGCTGCACGTGGAGGGCGACGCCGATCTGGTGGCGCGCGAGCGAGCGGCGTTCCTGGAACACCCGGGCCGACTGGACCGCCAGAGCGAGAAGGCCGGTGAACTGCTGGCCGTGCTGCTCCGGGCCGGGCGCGCCCCCGAAAAGGCCGAGGAGCCTGTGAGCAAGAAGGCAGAGCCGGAGGAACCGGCGGAGGAAAAGAGTGCGACGCAGGACGACTTATGCAGGCTGCGGAGCATCCACGTCGGCTTCGTCAGCCCGTCCCAGTTGAAGCGGGCGAAGGCCGAGGGCAAGCTGGACCACCTGCTCGCCCAGCGCGACGAGATCGAGGTGCCGCTGGATACCGGCGGGACAGTCACCGTGGTCTGCTGCTACGTGTCGCCCACTTCGGCCCGCTTCGTCTTCAAGGACTGCTGGGACGAGGGCGTGATGAACGACGAGGCAACCAACAAGACCGGGTATTTCAAGAGCAAGGGCCGTCAGCACGTTTTGAAGGACATCTATCCGCACATCGCGGCGGAATGGCGGGAGATCATCGTGCCCCGGACCTTCGTGGAGACCATCGAGGGCGAGCGGGTAGAGTATTCGGACCCGCTGTGGCTGCCTTCGGCGACGGACGTGTTCGGTACGCCGGACGGGGCCTGGTGGAACGACGGAGACGACGACTTCCAGCTCCCGGTCTTCGCCCGTGAGCGCGACCGCGTGAAGGAGTGCGGAGACAAAGGAACGTATTTCTGGTGGCTCCGATCCGGTTATGCAAGCTACGCGTTCACCTTCTGCAGTGTGAGCACGGACGGGTCTGCGGGCTACAGCCACGCCTACCGTTCGTTTGGCTTCGCGCCGGGCTTTGACATCTGATCGAAAATCGAAAAAATCTCCGGTGCGTAAGCGCCGGAGAACAAAGGAGACAGCCATGGTCACATTCGATATTTGCAAAGGCAATCCGGGCGCGCTGACGTTCGTGATGCTGGCCTATGAGTACAATCCGTATCGCGCCGAGGCAGCGTTCCGGCGTATGCAGAACAACGGCATCACCGGGGACAAGCTGTATATGCTCTGGAATGACTGCTGCGACCGTGATGTGGAGCAGGCATTGGTCAACATGGAGTGCATGAGCATGGAGGAGATCGTGTCCCACATCAACTACGAAGGCGGACGGGGCATCCCCATTCCGAAGAAAGAAAATCTGTGGTGGCTCCGCTCGCCGTATCCGAGCCAGATGGGCGGTGAGCAGATCGACGAGATCGTCCGCATCACAAGAAATCCATATCTGTTCTAAAAAAACATTCTCCCCCGGCGCTCGCTGTGGGAAGCGAAAACCGGGGGAGAAATCTTCAAGATTTTGCTGTGCGTGGGGTCATTTCCTACTACATATTGTACCACAATGCACGGATAAAGTCAAGATAGCGGCCTCGACGCGGGATGCAGAGAGGCGCGCCGCAACGCCGCCGGGAGGCGGCGGACGGGCTTGTAATGGGTATTATCCTTCTTGCGAAAAGCATCGAGGAAGGACCAGGAGACGATGCAAAGGGGTACACGGATGATAAACAGGTCTTTCATACGGGAAAAGGTCGTTCACTGTGGTAAGAACTTCCTTTCACCGGAAATCTATCCGTACAGCGGACAACAGCAGCAGGCGGTCGGACGGAAGCGTGGGAAGAAAGTCAACGTCTCTGCGCCGAAGCAGAAGAACCTCAATGACCGGAGAGCCAAGCGCTATTTCATTCAGCTCGCCAACAGCAATTTCGGCGTGGGTGATCTGGTGGTCCATCTGACCTACGCCCCGGAGTTTCTGCCGGAGAGTGAGGAGGAGGCCGCGAAGATCGTCGCCAAGTATCTGCGCCGGGTAGCATACCTGCGGAAGAAGCGGGGCCTTCCCCCTCTCAAGTATCTGCTTGTGACACAGATCGGACGGAAGAAGGATGGGACCCACCGCATCCACCATCACATTCTGATGAACGGCGGACTGGACCGCGACGAGGTGGAAAACCTGTGGTGGGAGACCAAGGGCACAAAGGAGCGGGAGCCGGTCATGTACGGATGGGCAAACGCTGACCGCCTGAGACCGAACGCAAAGGGCATCGCCAGCATGGCCGGGTACATGGTCCAGGACAGCGCCGGGAAAAAGCACTGGACGCAATCGCAAAATCTGGAAAAGCCGTGGCACAGGGCACCGAATGACCGGAAGTACACGCGCCGCCAGTTGGACAAGATCGCCAAGCTGCCGGAGGACAGCGAGGAGTTCGTGCGCTTTTGGGAAAAGCAGTATCGCGGCTGGGAGCTGGTGGAGTGCGAGAAGTCATTCAACGAGCAAACCGGATGGTATTTCTACCTGACCATGCGGCGAGCGCATAGAAAACAGAACGGAGGGCTGAAATGACAGGAGAAGAACAGTTCAAAGAGCTTTACCGGCGGTATATCCACCGGGAGGGCGCAGAGGAGCTTTTGGAATGGATGGAGCGGGAGACGGATTTTTTCACCGCGCCAGCCAGCACAAAGCATCACCTGGCCTACCCCGGCGGACTGGTGGAGCACAGCGTCAACGTGTTCCGGGAGCTGCGGAAGGTCGTGATCGACAACGAGCCGACGATGGAGGCCGTCGCCATCTGTGCGCTGCTCCATGACCTGTGCAAGGCGAATACATACGTGCGGGAGCATCACGCGGGACCGGGCGAGGTCTATTCCTACGTGAAAAAGGACCGCTTCCCCATGGGACACGGGGAAAAGTCTGTCTACCTGATCGCGCGGTTTATGAAGCTGGAAGACGAGGAGGCCCTGGCTATCCGCTGGCACATGGGCGCGTGGGACGACGCCGTGCGCGGCGGGAGCCGTGGCCTGAACGAGGCAATGAAGCTGCACCGCATCGTGTACGAGCTGCACGCGGCGGATATGCGGGCCACGCATATCGTGGAGGCTGGTATGGCATGAAGGGACGACGCGGAGCGCTGGGCCAGTATCACGCCAGCATGAGCAACAACCGGGGCCATGACTTCGAGGAGGCCATCCGTCAGGCGTGCCTTCTGTACGCAAGCCAGAGCCGGGCGAAGGTGGAGAAGACGCCGGAGCCGTTCCGGGTGCTGGAAAAGCGGGAGGGCGGCATTTTCGTGGGCCGCTTCACCGCGCACGCCCAGCCGGATTTTCAAGGCACGCTGGACGGCGGGCGCAGTATCATCTTTGAGGCGAAGTATACCACCACGGACGCCATGAAGCGGGACGTGCTGACGGAGACACAGATGGAGACCTTGGAACGGCACCACCGCTGCGGCGCGCTGGCGGCGGTGTGCGTGGGCATCCAGGACCGCTTTTTCTTCGTGCCGTGGCCGGTGTGGCGGGACATGAAGGAAGCCTTTGGGCACATGAGCGTTTCGGCGGCGGAGCTGGAAGACTTCCGCGTGCGCTTTACCGGGGCGGTCCTGTTCCTGGACTATGTACACAAG